ATTGCTCAGAAGTGCCGCCTGACCACTTCTTCATAATAGAATAGGCATAGTCGTAACGTAGGTCGCTGGTTTCTGCAACCTTTCTGTAACTAGCTGCACACCAATAGGTCTTTCGATCAAACACAGCGCCAGTTTGAAGCTGACGCTGTCGAATCAGTTGATTGATTAGCTCTGTGTGTTTAAGCATTTTTAATCACAGGCATTGTTAACGGAAATAACAATTTAGTTTCAACGGAATGAGGTTGTATTAATTGCATCGCATATTCCTTTGGCAGACGCTGGCTAAGAACAGAATAAAACCCTTGAGCGATCCACATATGTTTTGCGATACGTGTAGAGTCTACAGAATAGAACTTAACATTCTTTTCTTTATCCTCCTTGGTCTTATACGGAAACTGTTCACTCATCTCATCTTGAATCTGGCGCCAAGCAGGAGTAGAACCCTTGCCACTGGTCTTGTTAGGCCATTGTTCACGCAAAGCATTCATTAATTTAACCTGGAACAGGTCTTTGTCAAAATCCTTTTCAAAGATCCAATCCTTATTAAAATAAATTGTTTCAACTAACCCAATTAGATCAGCAGTTTCTAATCTCTTCAACGGCCAAATGTATTCATACCAATCAAGAGCAAGAGTCAGAACATCGTCGCTGTATGCTGTGGTTTCAAAGATTGCTTTGAGCTGACTGATATTAGAACAAGCTCCTTTGAGATTCTTTTCTTCCTTGTTCTCGTCATTGACCATACGGAAGTTTCTCTTTAGACTGAGCTCATTGAAAATTTTAAAGTTAACAAACTCGTCATCACTTTTGCTGAGTTGCATCTGTTTACAAACTTCTGCATAACTGATTTCAGTGATGTCGATTTTCTTTTTAATACAATAATCTTCAAGACTTTTCTTAACAACCAATGCATCGCTAAGTGCAAGTTCTACTTCAGTAGCACGAAGCTTGCCTTGATTCTCACGTTTGAACTGACGAAGATCGTCGATATCGTCTGAGCTAGGTAATACTTCGTATGCGAATTCTGTTCGACTTACAATACAACCTGCAATGCTACGTTGTTGTCCTTCGTTAACAAACACTCGATTATCTGTAGGATCGATTCGAGCATTGCCGCAGGTAAGACCATCTACGTCCCATCGACGCAACATTTGTAGAATGTGACGGGGTTTAGGATTACGTTGTCCCCCTTGTCCGTCTTCACCGTAGTTCAACCAAATGTCTCGAATAGGAAGTTTTTCTACGCCCTTTAATCGACTCTTACGTTCCTCGAACGGTAACAGTATTCCGTCAAGGACTCCTGTTGATTTATAGTGTGTAAGGACTTCTTCAACAACTCGTTGAAGATTTTCGTTTTCTTTATTGATCGGTAACTCAGCTAAAACCTTGTGCTTATCCATATGTGCATCAAGTTCTGCCTCACTGAAATCTTGTAGTCGACGTTTGATAGTTGATTTGTCTGTAGGAATAACTTTGGTTACGTCACTTAGCCAAGTACCGAAACTACGGAAGTGATGTTCTTTCTCTACAGGATTGAATGTGTTTGCTGTCGCCATTTGATTGCCTTTCTGTGTGTAAAAATTAAACCCTAGCTATAGTATAATACAGCTAGGGTTATTTGTCAACCAATCAATTAACCAAAATCAAACAGAGATTCAAATTGATTATCTGCCTGCTTTATTGCACCATAGTTACCTAGTGCAACTGTGGCATCATGCACCTCACGTGGCACAAACAGTCTATCCATGTACTTTGGAATCTGTTGATGTGTCATACCAATGTCCTTACCAAAATGTAAACCTAGAGCCTTCTGCTCCGCATTAGCTGGTCTTCTCACAGCGCAGACACAGACATAATCCAATTTGGCAAAATAGTCATATAGATCCTGAGGTTGATATCCGTATTGAGCACATTGCTTTGGAACAATCTCAACCTGCACACTAGGCCTGCATCTCTTGATAGTTTCGTCAGCGCCTTCTATCACAAATAGCTCGCTGCCTTCCACATCAATCTTGATAACATCAACGTCATCAAATTTGTAGCTGTCTATGGTTCTTGCAGGAACATTGACCACGTGTTGAGACTTTTTAATCTGTTTGTCGTTGTAGACAGCAAAGTTGTGACCCCCGTGTTCTGGATGATCCTGAATGCCAATAGTACCAATATTTCTATTAGTAAGTGCCACTTCGTGAACCGTGATGTTACCAGCTATGTTCATACTCTGAGGAATCCCCTTCCAGACAAACCAACCTACAGCTTGGTTAGGATCTCGATGGATTGCACCATTCCATACATTACCTTGCCAATAGATACCATGCAGATTGCTCTGCTGAGCAATGGCAATATTTGCTTTGAGCATGGTCAATGTGGTAGGAGTGGGCTCAAATGATTCCACATCATCGGCCCATTCTGCGTAGGCAATGGTGTTATTACCAATGTTAGCACCCACGTCAATGATGCGACGTGCTGTTGGATAGATGGATCTTATTAGTCTAGAATTGTTGCCCTGATAGTAAACATTGACTCCACTAAATCTAGGACCTTGCAGATTATCCCAGGCCAATAGCCAGTAGCAACGTCCAAACTTGTTTATCACTAAACGAAATTGGGCATCGTTAAAAAGTCCGCTGGGTTCTGGAAATCCGAATAGAGTTTGAAACTCTTGGGGGGTGATGGTTGCTGTAATAAGTTGCGGCATAATATTTCTCCTTTATATCAATTTTCGCAATGCGTCAACAATACCGTACTGTATTGTAATGTTCGCAAGAGTATTTACCTAGTGTACTACACTAGGAAAAATAAATCAACCTAAATAATCTGCCCAGCTAGGATGCTGTAGATGATACCCTCGGACCCTACGTTTGGCCACAAGGTCCCAAAATGTAGGCTTGTAGGGTGTGACTTTTGGTTTCATCTTGCCCACATGTGCCGCCTTCTTGTAGTTGCAGCTCTTGCAGGCAGTGGTTGAGTTTTCCCAAGTGGTCTTGCCGCCCTTGCTCACAGGCAGCACATGATCCAAAGTGGCCAAAGATTCCGCCACTTCTATTCCACAGTATTGACAGGCATAGGCGTCACGCAGAAATATATTGCGTTTGCTCAGCCTCATAGTGTGTTTGGGTTTTTGATAAGAATTCAACATGATCACAGCAGGCACGCGAGTTTCCCAACGTGCAGATCGCACGATCCAATCTTCGTGCCATTCCAAAACCTTAACCTTGTCCAACACAATGTAACGAATGGCTTCCTGCCAGTCTATGGTGCTGAGGGGTAATAGGCTTAATGGCTGCATGTCTGCGTTAAGTACTAAGGTGGTCATAATACGTGTATTTAATCAAAGAACAACTAGTGTACAATCAAAACTATAATTAGTCAATGTTTTTTTAGATAACTAAGATTGAAGTTGACCTAGACAGGGTTAGCTGCTATACTTAGATTTCTTATTAATTAAAAGGATTTACGATGAATTTAGTACCAATGGTCATTGAGTCAACTTCCAAAGGGGAACGGGCCTATGACATCTACAGCCGCTTGCTCAAAGAACGTATTATTATGTTGAACGGCCCTGTAGAAGATATGATGGCAAATACTATTGTGGCACAATTGTTATTTTTGGAATCAGAAAATCCAGACAAAGAGATTTCACTGTTCATTAACAGTCCCGGTGGTGTTATCACAAGCGGTATGAGCATCTACGATACCATGCAGTTTATCAAATGTGATGTGGCTACCTATGTTATGGGACAGGCCTGTTCAATGGGTTCATTCCTAGCACAAGCAGGTACGGCAGGCAAGCGTTATATGTTGCCCTATGCCCGCCACATGATTCATCAGCCCAGCGGCGGTGCTCGTGGCATGCAGAGCGACATTGAAATTCAATACAAAGAAATCACCAAGATGAAAGACATCTTGACCAAACTGTACGTCAAGCACAATACCAAAGGTAAGACCTATGCTGAGTTTGAACGTGACATGGATCGTGATACGTTTATGTCAGCAGAAGAAGCACTAGAATATGGACTCATTGACAAAATCATTGAGAAAAGATAATGACACAACTACAAGGTAAACAAGACAAAGGGTGGGGCTACGAAATTATATGGGCCACCAATGACAAGTACGCAGGCAAAATCTTAGTATTTGAAAAGGTAGGTGCCAAGTTTAGTATGCACTTTCACAAAGAAAAAGATGAAACTTGGTTTGTAAACGCAGGCGAGTTCAAGTTAATCTGGTGCGACACTACCACTGCCACCTACAAAGAACAAATTCTCAAAGAAGGTGACACGTGGCGCAATCCGCCAATGATGCCGCATCAGTTGATTGCACTCAAACCCAACTCAATGGTATTTGAAGTCAGCACAGCAGACTCAGTAGAAGACAATTACAGAATCATTCCAGGAGACAGTCAAGTTGCAGCCGTTAAACCAACCGAAGAACAACCAACCTAAGATATCTTGGGTAGGTGGAGAGTTCCGCACAAAATGTGTGGTAGGGCTTGATCGTGATGGAGTAATCAACCGAGACCTAGGCACCTACTGCTTCAAGGTTGAGGACTTTGACCCCATTCCAGGCAGTATTGACGCTATAGCTGAACTCAGGCGTAAAGGCTATAAGATCACAGTGATCACTGATCAAGGTGGCATTGAAAAAGGTCTTTACACCCAACAAGATGTGGACACTGTGCATGAGCACATGCTGAAACTGTTAGGCGAAGCAGGCTGCTTTTCAATTGACGGCATCTACTACAGTGCCAGCAGTCGTAGAGAAGATCCGTTTGCCAAACCCAATGTGGGCATGTTTAAAAAATGTGAAGCTGACGTTAAGGATATCAAATTCAAAGGCGGCTACTATGTAGGCGACAAGATGAAAGATCTTAAAGCAGCCATGAATATAGGTGCTCGACCAGTGTTGGTAAGGACTGGCTATGGCTTAGAAACTGAAAAAGAATTACAAAAATTTACCTATAGAAAGATCAAACAGCGCACAATTATATTTGACAACCTAGCACAGTTTGTGGAGTCGCTTGCATGACACGGGTTGTAGTTAATGGAACCTTTGACATTATACATTTAGGGCATTTGAGACTGTTAGATTATGCTAGAAGTTTGCCCAATAGCTACGTGTTAGTTTTAGCAGATAGTGATCGTAGAATAAAACAATTGAAAGGCAATGATAGACCGATCAACAACGAATACGAACGTTGTAGTTTGTTGTTTGCTCTAAAGTCAGTAGATCGTGTAGAAACATTTGATTCCGATGAAGAGTTAATTAAATTGATCAAAGACTTCGAACCCGATGTTATGGTTAAAGGTAGCGACTATCGTGGTAAGCCTATTATAGGTGCAGAATACTGCAAAGAGATAAAATTTTATGACAGACTTGGCAACTACTCAACCACAAACAAAATTCAAGATATTGCTCATAGGCGATAACTGTAAAGACATTTACCAGTACGGGACTATTGATAGGCTAAGCCCAGAAGCACCTGTGCCTGTATTTGTGCCTACATATGCAGAAGAAAGTGATGGTATGGCAGGTAATGTGTTTAACAATCTAGAGGCATTGGGCTGTGAAGTAAACTATCTTTTCGGCGAAACAAGTACAAAGACTAGATTAATCGATCAACGTAGTCAACAACAGATTGTGCGTATTGACAATGACATTGTATCTGATCCGTTGACATTCGAAACAGATATTCCCAATGTTTATGATGCTGTTGTAGTCAGTGATTACAATAAAGGAACAGTTAGCTACGAACTTATAGAAGAACTGATCGCACTGAGTATTCCTATCTTTATCGATACTAAGAAAATAGATCTAGAACGTATGCAAGGTGCATGGGTAAAGATCAATGAATTGGAATACAGTAAAATCAAAAGCGAGTGCAGTGGGTTAATTGTTACACGTGGTGCCAAAGGTGCGGATGCTGTTCATCACAAGTATAGTTCTAAAGCACCAAGAGTAGAAGTTGTAGATGTTACAGGCGCAGGAGATACCTTTCTTGCCGCACTTGTCTACAACTACCTACATACCAAAGATATAAAAAGAGCCATGGACTTTGCCAACCAAGCTGCCGCTATCACAGTTCAGCATGTTGGATGTTATGCTCCTACGATGGAAGAAATACTATGATTGTATTAACAGGTGCCGGCGGCTTTATTGGCAGCGTGATGTTGGGCTATCTTAACAAGCAGGGTATCTCTGATGTTGTCTTGTTTGATGATCTGCTAAATGAAACGCAGTATCGCAATCTTGTGGGCAAGCGGTTCAAAAGCATACATCCGCACTCTACATTTGAAAAGACCACATTCAATCCCAAAGACATTGACGCAGTGATTCACATTGGCGCCAACTCTAGCACACTGGAACGCAACTGGCCATCTATCTATAAAAGTAATGTGCTGTCAACTCGTATGTGGAATGCCTTTTGTTTGGAACATGCCATCCCTTTTATCTTTACCAGTTCAGCCGCAGTCTATGGCAATGGTACAGGACCACTCAATCAATATGCTTTCAGCAAACAGGTCAGTGAACAAGAGATTACAGGAGTGGTATTGAGATTGTTCAACGTCTACGGACCCAACGAGTATCACAAGGGTCGTATGGCCAGTACCATAATGCATTGGTACAATCAAATACAAACAGACGGCAAGATCAACATATTTGAAAACAGCATGAACTATCGTAGAGACTTCATATGGGTAGAGGATGTGGCCAGTACCATCTATCACTTTGTGAAAAACTACACACCCGGCATCTATGATCTAGGCACAGGAGCCAGTGTGGACTTTGACAGTATTGCCAACATTGTGATCAATGAATGTGGTACAGGTGTCAAATGCTCTATCCCCATGCCCGATGATCTCAAAGCACAGTATCAACTGGATACCAAAGCTGATACTAGCAAGCTGGCGCTTGCGGGAGTCGATGTTGATTTATTCTACGAACCCTGGCAGGGCATTAAAGAATACTGCCAGTATCTAAAGACTAGTAGGTTCTATTAAAAACGTCTTTGAGAGACATAACTAGATCTTCAATCATGCCGTCATCGTGGAATGGCGTTGGAGCAAAACGTAATCGTTCTGTTCCTACTGCAACCGTAGGATGATTAATTGGCTGCACATAGATGTTGTGATCATTTAACAGCGCATCACTCATGGCCTTGCACTTTTTGGCTTCTCCCACTAACACAGGTACGATGTGCGTGGTTGAGCATTCCATGACAGGTATACCTGCTTTGATCAATCTATACTTTAGTTTACGGGCACGTTCTTGATGTTGCTCGCGTAGTTCATTATGGTCTTTGAGATACTTTACAGCAGCCAATGCACCTGCACAACTCACAGGACTCATTGATGTGGTAAAGATAAAGCCAGCAGCTACTGAACGGATGGCATCGACGATCTCAGCATCGGCAGCTATATAGCCACCTTGGACTCCATAGGCTTTCCCTAATGTACCATTGACTATGTCAATACGGGATTGTAGCCCAAGCTCTTCAACTTTCCCACCACCGTGGGGACCATAGAGTCCTACCGCATGTACTTCGTCGATATATGTAATGGCACCGTACTTATCAGCTAGGTCACAGATCTCTTTGATATGCCCTACATCGCCATCCATTGAGTAGACTGACTCAAACACAATACAGGGCACATTGCCTGTGAGTTGTATACTGGTTAACTTGTCTTCTAGATCAGCTAGATTGTTGTGTTCGAAAATGCTTTTTGCTGCTCGACTATGACGCATGCCTATGACTAGGCTGTTGTGATTCTCGCTGTCTGAAACAAAATGTATGTTGGGAATGATCTTGGCCAGAGCAATCAAGGTCCATTCGTTGGCCACATAGGCTGATGAAAATAACAGGGCCTTGGCCTTGTTGTGTAGCAGGGCCAGCTCGTGTTCTAGCGCCACGTGATAGTGGCTGGTACCGCCTATGTTGCGAGTGCCTCCGCTACCACTTCCTGTGTGGTCTAGCGCAGTATGCATGGCATCTAGAACCACTTTATGCTGACCCATGCCTAGATAATCGTTTGAACACCAGTTCACAATGTTCTTGATATTGTAAGGACCGTACCACATGGCGTTGGGAAACTTGCCTGCTTCACGTATAATATCGTTGAACACACGGTATCTGCCCGTGTCTTTCATGTCTTTAAGTAGGGTGTTAAAGGGCGCTTTGTTAATCATAGTAATGTTATTTAACCGATAAATATACAACTATGGATATAATCAAACTGGACGTACCCCTCTTTATTCGCCTGCTAGAGCTGGCTCGCGAATCGTGAGCTTTATGAGCAAGCAGGGCGATGACTCCGAATTAGAACGCATACGCAAACTTAGTGGAATGAACAACAATGGCTAAACAACCAATCAATGTAGGAACATCACCTAACGACAATCGCGGAGACAGTTTACGGGCCGCCTTTCAAAAGATCAATGCTAACTTCACAGAATTATACACTGCACTAGGGCTAGACGTTGGTGCTTTAAACCTGGGAGCATTTGAGTTTACGGGCAGTGTGATGAGCACTACTGATAGTTCAGCAATCACTATCGATCAAGCAACTACCATAACCAGCAACTTGACTGTGGGTGGGGACATATTACCCAGCACAAACTTAGGTGGAAACATTGGTAGTCCTACTCAAATGTGGAAGAGTCTGTATGTCAGCAACAACACCATATACATCAACAATGTTCCATTAAGAATTAACGCTGCCTTAACAGTCACCGATGACGGCGATTTATATGTTGACGGGCAGTTGTTTTCAGGCGGTGGCGAAGCAGGGCCACAAGGACCGCAGGGTATTCAAGGTGCTACTGGACCAGCAGGACCCACAGGACCACAAGGAGTTGCAGGGCCTACAGGCGCCACAGGTGCTACTGGCGCACAGGGAACCACGGGACCAGCGGGACCTACAGGTGCTACGGGAAGTCAAGGCACCACAGGCGCAAAAGGCGATACCGGACTTACAGGACCAGAAGGACCTACGGGACCTACGGGACCAAGTGGTGCTGCT